TGTTTAGTAATTCAATACCATGACAATCAAGACCACCGCAATCACTATTTTTAGTGTTTTCACCTAACATAACGAATTTAATAATTACATTACCTTGTATATCATCACTGTATCCTAAATCTTTAAAAGAAATAGTTATTTCTTCTGTTCTTTGTGCTGGATTACTTTTTAATTCTGCTGGAGTTGCTTTCCACGTAAAACTAGGCACAGTACCACTTTTAGATATAGATTTTAAAACGTATTTTGCAACGCTATCAGATCTTCTAAACGCTAATTTAATATTATATTTTTCATCAGCAACAAATGATGTTGATGATTGCATTTCAAGTTTTACTTCTTTAATTTTTTTAGCTTCAATATCTTTTTTAATTGCGGCTGTTGCATCTTTAAGTTTATTATAATTTGTGTCTAATTTAGTGAAACCCTCATTTAGTTCGGTAACTGTTTTACCTGTAACACTAGGATCTGGGTTTTCATTATTGTATAATGTGTTTCTATCTTTTTTATTGCTTGCCGAATTACTTGCAAATATACTTGCTAAACCTGTTGCTAATTTAGATTGATATGTTGACTTTAATGCCACATAAGAAGTATATTGTGCCTCATAATCTGAATCAGCATATAAACCATCTTGAGGATGTGGTTGGTCGTTTCTAAAATATAAGTCACCATCAAACGATACTGGTTGTCCTGATGCACCGCCAGTGTCAAATGGTTCTGATTGATAAGGTAACAACCCATCGCTGTTATTAGGGTTTGTGGACACAATCTCACCAGCAGTTCTTTTAAATTTTAGTTTAAGATAATCGTCGCTAGTTTTACCATCACGATAATAACTTAACCAAATTTGTATAATCTCAATTTCTTCGGATTCCAAATTACCATAACGTCTAATTAAATCATAGAAATCTAATTGCTCACAACCGGCAAAAAATGAATTGATGTAGTTTGTCGATTCTTCATCAGACATACCCTCAAAACGTTTTTTAACTAATAAGTTTAAAACACTTGGGTGATCGACAACAACCTTAAACGATACAGTACCACTTCTTTCCGCATTTTGATATGTGTATATGGGTTCTGGTCTACCTATGAATTTAGTTGTTTCCCAGTTTGCGGTATTTGTCTCTTGAAATTTTAAATCATATGGTGGAAACCACATAACTCTACCACCATTAGGTCCTCTTTCACAATATGGTAAATCATTGTACGTAAATCCCGGCTTGTTTGATGTTTTCCATGCTAAATTCTCTATTGAGAACATATATTTTTTTGCCTGACCATTAATAATGTTTGTTGAACCATTAAATGCGTCTTTACCTCTTTGTCCGTTTGACATTGGGGCAATATTTAAATTCCAAGGAGTTGTCATTACACTTTCCTTAAAATTTCTAATTAAACCAGTACGTTTCATTGTGTCAGAATAATTCATATATGAACGGTCTTTTGTCCATACACGACAATATTCAATACCACTTTCTTCGCCAGAAAATTTATCAATATATTTTATAGCAGAACCTCTAGATAACATTGTCTCACCTTCACGAAAAACTCTACTTGTTTGGTCAATGGCATTTGCCACGTGTCCTTTTGCTTCACCACCATTCTCTGGTAATGTATTAAGTAATCTTTGTGTTTCACCTAGTATTGAATCCTCTCTAAATTCATAAGCCGTAGATAAACTTTCAGCATGTCTTGATGCCTCACTTTGCCATTCAGCATTATGAACACCTTTTATTTTTTCATTTGATTGTCTACTAACCCAAGTAAGTTTACCACCTATTTGTCCACCATCCGATATATTCTTATCTTTATGAAATAACTTAGTTGCCGTTTCATCAAACATTAATGAAAGATAATAACCACTTCTTACTGGTCTATCATTAAAGTCCGAAATAGCATACATCACATCTTCACCTCTATCATCACCAATATATGCATTACCCCTAGGTGCTTCCACACCTAAAATGTTTTTTATTCCCTGTGCAATTTGATTTGGGAAATTAAATAATTTACTAGATTGTTGTGATCTAGCAGTAGTTGTGTAATCTGGTTTATATTTTGAAAATGTTAGGTTATTGTACAATGTTTGTAATTGTCCGTTACCCATATATTCAATTAATAAATCCGAAGGTTTTCTAGAGCGCTTTGGTCTTCTTTCTATTCCAATTAAAGAACCTAACACACCTGTAACATCTTGAAATGCTCTACCTAATCCTGTTCTTGCTTCTGGTCTATATTTTACCGGATTTGCTGGGTTACTTAAATAATCACCAGGGATTTCACTCCAAGGGAATTCTACACCCGCAACTGTTTGTGCAAAATCAATTACCTTACCGGCCAAAGATTTAGCAACAGTAATTTTATAATTTTTTTCAACTAACGGTTCTCTACCTGAAATTAAACCGATTGCTGTATTTGTGTTACCCGCTAGTGCGTCTAATATTCTAACTTTACTTAATGTATTAGCTAATAAGTTTTGTCTAATTCTCGCCTGTATTGGTCCCTCTGTTGCTGTTTTAATATTTGATGCCGCGAACTTAAATAATTCGGATTCATCATCATATTTGTCCGTTGTTAATATACTAATTAACGAATGGTCTTGGTCACGTTGAAAGTAGGGATATAAACCAAGATTTGCTCTTCTTGGTAAAACATCGATATTTTCCTTTACAACGTAAATTTCTGGTTTAAATGTGTTGCTATTTGATGCGTCTAATAAAAGTTTAGGTCTTTGATCTGAAACTTCCCCTGGATCAACGTTTGCGAAATTTGAAGTATTTTGAATAGAGTAATTACCAGACGTGAATGTTTGCGGTCCATTAGGTTGTACTAATGTCTTTGCTAACATCGCATCTCTTAATTTTTTGGTTGAATCAAAATCTAAGTAACTTGGCATCTATTCTTTATTCTATAAATAGATATTATTATAAAACCAATTAAGCATTTGCTAAATATGACCTAATTGGTTCATTTATTGCTGCAACCACCTGATCCTTCATTGATGGGTCTTTTTGCATTGTTGTGGCTAGTAAATTAGCATAGTTATCGGCTCCCGAAATTTTTAGATTAACATTAAATGTTGTTTCATTTCCGGAAATAGGTCTACTTTTAGCTTTATCTATTTCATCTTGTATTGCTTTCTGTTGTTTTTCATAAGATTTTCCCTTAAAACTATCACCACCTGGTATTATACCCATAATTTTGTTTAAGGTTTCTGTGGCGCCTTCAACTAATGCAGGACCGTTACTCGGGTCCATTAATGCGGTTTTAGCTTTATCTAATAAATCATAAACCTGAGTTTCACGAATACCTCTTCTTAAATTGTTTTGTAATAACAAATAAATGCTATTAATATCACTCATCATTTGTGTTTGAACGGTAAATTGGCTTCTAGACAAATCCTCCAAACTAGCGCCAGCAATTTGTTCTTGATATCTTTGTAGTGCGGCAACTTGGTCACCAGTCATATTTGATAATTCAACAAACGCCTGACCACCAAAGAATTGTTGCATTTCTTTTGGTATTTCAAACCCAATTGTTCCACCTGAACCAATTTGAGCCATATTTTTTATAAACTCTTTTTGATCACCATCCTTGAATTGAGGAAACATATCTATTTGACTCATTACCTCAAATTGGTTTGCTGCTTTTATAGCTAAACTCGACATTTCCCCCAGTGTCATCCCTAGCGCATCTGCTCTAGCTTTTGCAACTCTTAAGTTGATACCTGTAACAGCAAAACGACCTTGAGCTTCATCAAACACAGCTAAACTTCTTGCTGAATCAATGATTGAACTTTGTATGCCTTCCATATTATTGGTAACATCGTACATTGCTCTAATAGGGTCAGCTAGGTCACCAGCAGCACCACCAATCATTTGTAGTTTAGCCGCCATATCAATAGCCCCTTCTGGTTCAAAAACTTTGTCAGCAACTACAAAAACTTTATCCATGTTTAGTTTTAGTGATTGTGCTTGTTGAACCATTTGAGTTAAACCTGCAACACCATTTTTAAATCCGTATTCATTTAGTTTACCTAAATTAGCCATTAATGTTTTTGTGGTTTCCCTAGCTGTTAAACCTTGTGCTAAAGATGCTTTACCAGCGTTTAATATAATTTTAGTTGCGTCTTGTAACCCATAACCAATATTTCTAAAATTCTCAGCATTTTCAAATATAGATTTTGCGCTATCCGTTAATGTACTACTAATCTTAAGTGCATTTGCAACTGTTTCTGCTGTATATAGTTTTGTTTGTCCGGAATTTTTACTTAATGCTGCTGAAGCGTCTCGCGCATCTTGAATTGAAACACCAAATTTAACCGCTTCTTCTGCCGCCGTTAACATTTCCTCTTTCATAACACCAGCTAAATCGCCCATAATTCCACCTGCTTGTGAAATTGATGTTAACATTTTAGCTTCGTTATCATATGCATCAGCAATTAATGCTCCAGCATTTGATGCCAGTGAACTAATTACTCCTTTAACAAGATCCACGGGTTTTAACACATTTGTGGCAACTGTTTTAAGTAGTGCAGAAATTTCTGAGGATTGCAAATCTCTCTGAACATTCAATTGGTCTTTAAATATACTTTCAGCGCCACTAACAATAATATTACCTAATCCACCTATTGCAGTACCAGCCAAACTCGATATTCTACCAACAACACTGCCAACAGCACCAGATGTTGCTGCTAGAACACCAGCACCACCGGCAGCAGCGCCAGTTGCAGCGGAAGATGCTGTAAGCGTTCTGATTTTGTTTTGAAGAGTCGATATACCATCGTTAATGTCTTGCTTTAGTGCATTGTTTGAACTATAGTTAGTTGTATTGGATTGCATAAAAGAAAGCAAATCCGTATTACCACGTCTACCATTACTACTAAATAATTCGTCAATTGCGCTGTTAAATCCCATAACCTATAAATATTAGATTAACCATTTTGCAAGTCAAATAAATAACTAACGAAATTTCTTCTTTCGTGTACTGGAATCATTAATACATCTTGATACGTAAAACCGTTTTTCAACAAGAATAATATTTCATCCATTTGATATTTCTTATAATCCGTAGAAAGGACGAAAAAACTCCACCCCAAAGTCAATAACAACTGTGACTTTTTCTCCTGACGGGGCGGCTATATCAATAAACAAATCTAATCCTGGTTTATTATCTGAAACGAATTTCTTAAAGTCCTGAGAGTCCTTAATTGGCATCGTTTGAATGAATTGGTAAAGTGCCATTGGGTCTTTATTCCCATCAATGGATTTAATCATCATTTCTAGTCGTTTGGTTATTACATTAGAAACTTCTTTACCAGTTGTTTTATTTCTTATTGTTAGTAATTCATTTTCTTGTAATTGTGTTAAGAATTTGAATGAAATATCTTTTTTAGAGATTGGTAAATGATATGAATATTCATCATTTTCGTTTGCTTTTAAAGTAAAATCTTTTGTCTTTAAACTAGATAAATCAATATCCTGTTCAAAATTTTCACTTGTTTTAGGGTCAACCGCTTTTACCTTATAAATTGTACCAAATGCGGTATTTCGCAAGAAAATTAAGATTGCTTGTCTATCTTCTTCTAAAAGTTCATTTACGTCTAAATCTCTATCAAGAATTTTTCTTCTTAATAATTCGTCAATAACGGCTTCGCCATTGATTAAGTTGGGGGACATCAATACATTCTCATCAGCAGCGGTTAAATAACCCACCCTGACGGATTTTTTCTTATTTGTGTATGATAGTCCTTGCGAAGGTAATTGCACAACGTCGTATGCAATTGAGGGGTCTATGTTAAAATTTTCCATAATACTAGTTTACACTATAAGTACATTAAAGTAAAGTTTAAAAAAAAATTCGTTAAATCCTGCATTTCACGTGGAACACTGGACTTAACGAATTGAATATCAATATATTGTATAGAATACTAGTAAATAAGTACGCATCTATCCATTCTTAAAGAACAGTCGATACTTGCCAATTCATCTTGAGAATATGCTAAATCACCAAAGTTTAAGTTGGTAAGGAAGCAACCCTCTAATAACCACTTTTCAACAACAACACCTGTTGGGTCTAACATTTCCAAGTATACATCTTTTTTATATCCTGCGGCATAACCCATACGACCTGTAACTGATTCTGCGTGTAAGCGGAACCACTCCATAAGTGCTTGTGCTGCTGAAGGACCAATCGGGTCTTTAAACTGAACTTTAATTTCTTCCCAGTCAAATCTACCAGCAACGTAAGTTGAGGTGTTTAAGAAAGGTATTTCAACAGATTTAATTTTAGCTGATGGGCGAGATGTTGAAGTCACGTACCACTCATTTATACCTAATGTAGATGGAAATCTTAGGATAAATCTATTTTTTCTTTTTGGTTCGTAGGGAACCGGCATTTTCATTAATAAATCCGCCATTTTTTGTTATATTTGTTTTTAGTTTATTTGCTTTATTATAAATATATCACTAATTAAAATAAATTTATTTTTGGGTTTTCTTGGTTTTGTCGATTTTTTTCCGTAGCTTTTTGCAAACACTTATATAAAACATTAAAAAAATATCAAACAAATCTTAAAAAATAGAGAAAAAAATATAAAATTTTTAAAAAACATCATCTCTTTTCACTATCAAAAATTAAAATGGGGGATATTATGTCTACCCCCCATTTGTGTTTTATTTTAATTAATATTATATATTTTCAAAAGAAGCACCTGTTGGTGTTATTATGAATTCTACATCGATAAATTCTAATGATCTAGTTGGTTTAATGTAAATCTTACCTCTTAGTGTGTTAGCATCAATGTCTTCTGGGTCGTTAGAAACCGCTACGCGGAAATCATACAAACCTCTTTCTTTCTTAATAGAATCTAATATTGGGTTAACCAAACTTAAGAATTCTTGTCTTACTTGATCATCATTTTGTTCGAACAATAATCTAACTGCTACTGCTGAAATCAACTTTCTAGCTCTTAATAACAATCTTCTTACGTTAATTCTATCTAATGCTGATTCTCTTACTTGTAAGGTTTTGTTACCCCAAATAATTGTACCTGTATCAGAGAATGTCGCAATTGGGTTAATTCTGTTTTTGTATAATTCATCTCTATCATCTAATGTTAATTTTTTAGCTGCTTTAATTGAGTTAACTAAACCTCTTGAATAACCTGCAACTGCAAACCAAGGATATGATACATTATCGGTTAATGCAATGTTTTTAACAACTTCTCCTGTTGGTGGTAAGTAAAGTTGAGTTGCGTTGTCAGTATCTCTTACTTGAATCCAAGGCCAGTAAGTTGCTGAATAGTTTGTGTCTAAACTAACACTATCTAAATCATCAACAACTTCCGCTGTTGTTGTGTGGTTTGGTGCATTAATAATGTATAATGAATCCGCTCTATCATTCTCAACCATATCAATAGCTTGAGTTACAAGAGAACTGTGGTTTAACCAATTGATACCTGGAGTTGCAAATAAATTAATATCTACTGCTTCTGGATTAGAGAATGAATTAATACCTTCTAAATAAGCGTAATAATCTGAGTTACCAACTGTTGAACTGAATACACCACCACTTGTTGAGTGATTGGTTGAATATGTGTTTTTACCAAAAATATATCCGTCTGTGTTTGTTCTAACATTTCTGTAGATATCCCAACCATCAAATCCGCCAAATACTGGTAATGTGAATTTACAATAAGATATACCTGTTAATGGGTTATCCACACCTGTTTGACCTTCAAAGTCATATGCAGTTGTTTCATATACTGTATTTCCATTAGCGTCAGTTATTGTTGAGGCATTTGTTGATAAGTGAAAACCAAATGTTACCTCATTAGCACCAACACCCTTAAATTTGAACATGTCTTTGTCATATCCAATATGTGATTGCGATGATAAACCTAATGTTACTTTTTTAACTTTATCTCCATTAGATATTTCCGCACTACCATCTGTGTTATAATAAATTGTTTCACCTGCTGTATTGTATTTTGTTTTAAATGTTAAACCTCCGATAGAATCTTTGGTTGTACATCCTTTGAAACCCGCTGGAATTGCGTCTGCTGGCGCGTTATCAGCCAATACTAACATAACGTATTTACTTCTGATTTCATATTCACCATCAGATGTACCAATTTTTTTAGCAACGAAACCTGGAAGATCCGGATTCATTGAACATCTTGAGAACTTCTCTAGAACCACTTGGTTTTCGTCTGAATCATAAAAATCACGAACTAAAACATCAAATTCACCAGTTTCAACATTAATATTTTGAATAGTAATTTTAACTTCATTATTAGAAGCGTTACCATCTGATATTGTTAAGAAACTAAATAAATCAAATACGTTACCACCTCTTACTTCAGAAACAACTAAATTTGAACCCGCCATATCCCATTGTTGTACAAAATCTGTTCCTTCTGCGTTTACATATTCAGTAGTATTTAAACCTCTGATTTGACCTTGTTGGAAAAGATTTTTAATTAAATTTGGATAAACTTCGTGAACATATATTGGGTTAACCGTTTTTTCTTTATCAAAAACATCAACACCTAAAACTTTTGTAATATATTTTGTTGAAGCAGTGTCAAAACTACAATCAAATGTTCTAACATCAGCATCGACGTCTGTAACAGTTAATGTGAATTCTGATAAAGGATCTAATGCAATATCTGATCCAGTAATTTGAACCGATGTTGTACCAGTAACTCTATGTGTTAATACTTCCGAAATGTATGAACCTCTAGACCTTAACAAACAAACAACTTTTCCGTCATTTGCTAAAGTTGCGCTATATTCATATCTTGTAACATCAAATGATGTTGTTCCGTGATTATAAACGAATAGGTATGAATAAACCTTGTTTGTAAAGTTTGAGTATGTGTTATACCAGTTTTTGGTTGCACTAGCACCTATTGGTGATGAAACAGTGGTTCCAGTTAAAGAACTTGTTGCAGCAGTTGGTACAGTTCCAATTGTAAACCAGTTACCAGTATTCCCACTAGTGTTTCCACTATATTGGTCTAAGATAAATCCTGGTACTGAGTCGCCATCAGATGCTGTTTTTCCTGAAAGTTCAGCATAAAATGTTGAACCAGTAATACCACTTGCGGTAACCACTGTTGTTCCAGTTGTTGTTCCTGTTGTTACAAGGTCTCCAACAACCATACCACCCAATGTTTTAATACCATAGGTTCTGTTTGGTTTATAACCAGTTAAACCCAATACTCGGGTTACAAATAACTGATTTGATTCTTGTAAATATGATTTTGCTACATAAGGTAACTCGTATTTTGGGTTATCACTTCCGTCTTTTGCGGGTGAAGTGCCACCAAAATATGTTTTGAATTCGTCGAAATTAGACACCAAGATTGGTTCGAAAGCTGGACCTTTTAAAGTTTCACCTACTAAACCCAATGTTGTTACCCCTACACTTTGCGCTACGAATGTTAAATCTTTCTCTGAAGTGTAGACCCCCGGAGAAACGAAAACTCTGTTTGAATTTGCCATTGATAAATGTTTGGTTAAGTTATTTTATTCTTATCAAATAAATATCTTTGTTTTTAGCAAAGATTTCCAAGATTTTGACTACTTAGATAGTATTTTATCCTTTTTTATCGTTATTTATCTTTAGATATGAAAACAACAACCAAAAACGTCAAAATAAGTGATAAACATCACGAAATGGTTAAAACCCACTGTGATAAACACGGATTAAAAATTTATAAACTTTTAGAAAAATTAATAGAAGAAACCTGTAAACCTAAAAAAAGGGACATTTACGGAGAATCTTAGTGTAGATATGTCACACCAATTTTTGAATTAATCACAGGGGAATAATTGAGAGTTATTTCATTTGATGAACTAATATCAAATCCGCCACCCTCTTCTTCCAAAAGACCGTTAATATCTAAACTAACAATGCTGTCAATATTATTCAATAATTCGAAAACAAGGGTTGAACCATCGTAAGTGTAATATTCTGTGGAAACTTGAATTGGTTTACCGTAGCTATCTATGAATACACTATTTTTACCTTTATAATATGTTATTGCAATTAAACTATTTTCAAACGGAGCATCTACAAATGTTATTTTAGATGTTCCGGCGATATGGAAATAATCTACATCTCTTTCTTGTAAAAGACCGTTTATTGAAACATTAAATAGAATACCAATACTCTCACCAACGCTAAATTGTTTTTGCAAACCATCCCCTGGGAAAGTTACAACGGTCAATTCTATTGTTTTATTAATATATTTCTTTTGATAATTAGATCCTGCAATGAATTCATTTAATAGAAACATTCTACTAATGGCCGGCTTAACCTCAAATTCTTCAGAGTCAATTAATAAACCTAACAAAGTAAATTGATAATTTTGCGAGTAAAATCTACGATTATCAATTTGTTCAATCGGAGAGTTATCCTCAACCTTATCTAGTAAAATAGGTATGTAATGACCTTTTACCGTTGTATACGCTTGTCTAGATGCAAATTTTTGCATTACAATTTTATTGAATCTGTTTAGTTCACGTATTTTGTTACAAATAATGGTAACCTCATATGTAATGTCCACTGCGACCGGCTGTGGTATCTTATAAACGTCTGCACCCATTTGTGTGCCGTTCCAAGTAGCAACTGTTGCGTAATGGAAAGGTAATCTTTCTGGGATTGTTCTTTGTATTGATGGATTTGTTCCCGGTTGTACATCAGGTCTTCTTATGATACCCATAAATGGTATTTTCATATTACCGTCATCGTCGGAAAACTCCCAAGTATTCATTACCTGAGCCCATCTTTGTATCGTTAAAATTTTTGGAATAATTGGAATAGGTTTACCGTCACTAATAACTTTAAAATTAGTGTTAACAAAATCTAACATACCCATATCTAAATCGTCATGTAGAATAGAGTCAGGTAAATACGTATCCGACTTTGTTATT